ATGCAGTCCGGCGCGGCCTACCGCGAAACCGTGGCTCTGGCTACGAGCGCGGGCAACAGGATCGGTGAGCTGGCCTCGCGGTATCGCACGCTTTCGGCCAGCATGGAGGCTGCAAAGCGCCACCAGCAGGCAGTGGATGCCAATATGTCCCGCCGTGCCGCGCTGCGTGATCAGCGGTCGGATCTGACCGGGCGTCTCATCGGCGGCGCGGCACAGGCGGCGACGGCTGCCATTCCGGTGAAGCTGGCCGTCAGCGCCGAAGATACGTTCGCGGATCTCAAGAAGGTCATGAACGGCGCGGACGACGAGCTGCTCGGGCAGGTCTATCAGGACGCCCTGAAAATGTCCTCGGAGACGGGCAAGTCGTTCGAGGACGTGGTGGCGATCATGACCTCCGGGGCACAGGCCGGGCTCGGCAAGACCCGCGAGGAGATGCGGTCGAACACCGAGCAGGCCATCCAGATGAGCATCGCGTGGGGCGTCACCGCAGAACAGGCGGGCGACTCGCTGGCGACATGGCGGTCGAGTATGGGCATGACCTCGCAGGAAGCCCGGCACACGGCTGACGTGATCAACGCCCTCTCGAACGAGATGAACGGCGAAGCGGGCGAGATCGACCGTATCTTCACCCGGATGGGGTCGCTCTTGAAGGGGTCCGGCATGGCGTCGCAGGACATCGCCGCGCTCGGCATGGCTTTCAAGGCGTCCGGGGCGGAAGTTGAAGTGGCCGGCACAGCCATGAAAAATTTTACCAAGGTCTTATCGCTCGGCAACGCGATGACCAAGGATCAAAAGGAGATATTCAAGCACCTTGGCCTTGATCCCAATGCTCTGCAAAAACAAATGCAAACGGATGCCAAGGGCGCGATCATGACGCTGCTTACGCAGTTGAAGCGTGTCCCCAAAGAGATGCAGAACGCCGTTTCCATGAAGTTGTTTGGTGATGAGTCAATCGCCGCCATCGCCCCGTTGCTCGATAACCTCGACCTGCTCAAGCAAGCCTTTAAAATCGCCAACGGCAACGTCGATGATTCCGTTCTTGAGGAATACCTGAACCGGATGGAGACCACGGCCACCGAGGAGGCCAAACTCGCGCAGCAGACGCGCAACCTCGGCATCACGGTCGGCAACGCGGCCTTGCCAGCCTACAACGCCTTCCTCAAGACCATGAGCAAGGGCGTCGGCGTGATTACGGGGTTCGCCAAGGAATATCCGAACGTCACCACGGCACTGCTCGGCGGCGTGGGCGCGCTGGCGGCCCTGACCGTTGGCGGTATCGTTTTCGGCTACGCCTACAATGGCCTTGCGACGACGATCAACGCCGTGAAGGGGGGGATGCTGGCGCTTCGCGGGGCGACCATCGCCAACACAGCGGCGACAAGGGGCGGCACCATAGCGGCGCTCCTGAACCGGGCGGCGCATCTGTCGTGGGCGGATGTGGGGAAAGGTTCCGTCAGCACGGTCAAGAGCCTTGGCTCGGGCATGTTGAGCCTCATCGGTATTCAAAAGGGCACCGCCATCGGTATGGTGTGGGGGTCTCGTGCAACGAGGGCTTGGGAGAAATCAACAAAGCTGTTGGGAAAGGGCCTCGGCGCGTTGAAGTTAGCGTTCGGCCCGGTCGGGATCGCCATCGCGGGTATCGGGCTTGCTGCCTACTGGCTGATCGAAAATTGGGATGTCGTCGGCCCGTATTTCGGCAAGGCGTGGGATTGGATTTGCGGAAAGTTTAAGTGGGCGGCGGATTTCATCAAGGGAATCGTTGATTGGGTTTTCAAAGCTGTCGATACCATTGCGAAAAAATGGACCGAATCGGAGACGTTCAAGCGCAATACGGCGGACGCCTTGAATATGAGTTTCGACAACTGGCAAGGCAGCACGGCGGAAGAAGGGGCGGCATGGGTCAGGA